AGTAAGTTTCTGCCTTGTGAAACACGTGCAGAAAACCTATAGACTTGAAGATCTCGTTGTCCTACACGGACTGATCTATCAGGCTCGAATTCTTGTTGGAATTCTTTACCAGCCACTGTTACCGTGAACGGTGTACCAACTTTAGTACCATATCTCTCAAAGAAATGGTGTGGTAACACACAATTGTGTCCTTGCACAAGTAAACCGTTGATTCGGGCTGTGCGCCCATCATCTAACGGTAACCGCAATTCCACCATGCTGTCCAGGCTTGCGTGTATAACGCTCCGCGCGTTGATGTCCTCAACAGACTGTAACTCAAAATTGGTATAATACCTAGCGATAACTGTATCACTAGCTTTATCACATCTTGAATACTTATCTATGTCGAAGTTATCAACTTGCTCAAGCGTCATTGGCATCGGCAAAGGCACCAGGCCTGGGTCTCCTTCCTGAGAAAACCCAGATAACTGAGAGCGATCAACGCTCTTAATTTTTGATGATACCAATGTATCATCGTCGTCTGAATCTTCAGTCAGAGTGTTCGACTCTAAAACTACTGGTAAAGCAGTTCTAGATTTCGCATCTTTGACTGAAGCTACTGTTGATTCCAAAACTACAGGCACTGCAGTTTTGGCGACTCGATCTCTAACAGATGCAACTGTTGATTCTAGCACCACTGGATGTGATGTAGTCTTAACTCTGTCGCGAACTGTTGTAACAACCGATTCGAGCTCCACCTTTTCCTTAGTGGGCCACACATATACATACAATATATATAGTGCCCCAATCAATAGGATGGAACCAGTGAGAATGACCAATGGGTCATTAACACGTAATCGACTTTCAATCGCAGGTGCTTGCGCAACTTTGATTTTGTCGAATGTCTTCTTCCTAAAAGCATCACGGGCTTTAACCGTATAGTACTTTTTCACTAAAGGAAACATTGCTTTAACCTCTTGTTTCTGATCTATCAGAGTTACTTGCGCAATCTCTTGATAATTCATAACAGAAAGTATCCGTACTGGATGCAATGTTGTATCTTTAGATGGAATAGACATAATTACGTCTCTCTCACTGGGTCCAGCTCCATTTTGTATTTGGAAGGTGTTGGCATAACCCTCAGTAGGACCAGCTAATGTAGCCCTATTACGTAGTACCTCTTGGTACGCATAATGTTCGTCCATCAAGGGGAACATATTCTGCAGCAGCTCAGTGTAAGTGAACCACTTCGTAATAGGGGATCCATTAAGAGGATCCAGACGACGATAATACATCGTATCTTGGTAATCGCCTTGATATGGGAGTTTACTAGCTCCCGCAAGGCCTTTAAGAGACACTCGATC